TTATAGAACGACAACACCTATAATCTGTGCCTCGTGTGTTTCATCAATAGGCATGTCATCATAACTCTTATTCAAAGAAACGAAGCGTGCGCCTTTTTCATCATTGACGTACTTTTTTACATATGCCTGATTATCATAGTAGGCGATAACAACTTGACCGCTGCGTGCTTCAAACGTTTTCTTAACAAAGATAATCTGTTTATCTTCAAACAACGGTCTCATAGATACACCATTGACGATAACGGCATAATCATGTTCAGGAACATCACCCTCATAGGGTACAAGTTCAGGTGTATTGTCTAATAGATATTCACCGGTACCAGCTGATACTGCACCGTATACCGAAACTTCACTTTTGTTAATTTTTGGAAACACGATAACGTTGTTTTGTTCATCTAGTTGCCTAACAGCATAGCGGTAGACATTCTTCTTGCGTGAAGTATCTAATTTATTGTAGACGGGTGATATGTCATTCACCTCAAAAGTATCACCGACAAGCTGGCTAATATTTACGCCAAACAACCCAGCCATAACAGTTACCTTGTCCATTAATGGTTTATTTCGACCAGATTCCCAAGCAGAAACAGCGGTGGGCTTAATTTTCAATAATTTAGCCAAGTCGGCCTGTGTATATCCCGCTTGTTTTCTATAATATTTTATATTTTCTGAAATGTCCATAAGTTTATATTCCTTATATAATGTCTGTACTTTAAATATACACTATAAGTGTCATTGTGTACACCTTTATTTTTAAAAACTACACTTTAAAATAAAAAAAGTGTATTTAAGTGTTGCATATACACTTCAAGTGTAGTATTATAAATGTAACGAGAAAGGAGGTAGCTAAATGGAAACAAAATTCGATTTGAAATCCGCGCGAGTTAGAGCAAATTTAACTCAGCGGGAAATGGCTCGTAAAATGGGAATGTCGCAAACATCTTACTTACGTTATGAAAAAGGTGAGTTGGTATTGCGGGTTGACCAAGCATGGAACTTCAGTAAAATTGTTGGGATTACGTTTGACCAGATTATTTTTTTTAAGTCAAACTACACTTCAAGTGTACAAAAACAAACCGCATAGAAAAAGCCCGACTAGTGAAGTAGCCGAGCATTCAAGAAAGGAGGGAGATAGATGGAAATGATTGATGACGGTAATTCATTAACAATCGATGACAAGAAGTTTGATTATGATGAACAACACGTTATAGATGTTCAGCCAATTAAAAACTCCCACGGTTACATGGAAGTTCAAGTTACTTTCTTGGTTGAATCATTTATCAAGAAATAGTTTTGCAATAGTTCTCGTGATGGTTGGAATGGTCATAGGTACGCCATTTGTTATTAGTTCAGACTTCACTTTATTCCAAGCCGTCTCTGGAATGATGGAATCCAAAAACTTGTGTCCATCTGGTGTGATGTCACTGACGAACATAACGGGCCACTTAGCTACCGTTTGTTGTGTGTGGCCAGATAAGAGCCCTTCGTCAATCGCTTGTTTGACAGCATATAAGATGTCATCAGTAGCAAAACCGTATTTGTTGATTGTCGATTGTACAACGTTGTGGACGTCTGGATTGAGAGGAGCCTCTTGAAATTCAATCATCACTGCACGCAAAGCTTCATAGTTTAGTTTCAAAACACATTATCCTTTCATTTATTTCAACCGGTACGTTGATAAATAAAGGATAGCACCAAAAATCAATTAAAGCATTAGAAAGGAAGTGAACGAATGGCTAAAACATTTGAGCTCACCGATGAACGTAAGCAACAAATTAAAACCTACAACGAGATAGGTTGGCCTGCATCTTTAACAATTCCGGTTTTGGAATTGTACGAACAAATGAGTATAAGCACAATACGGAAACACTTCTTGAGTCGTCCGGATGCCCCTTACATCAAGTTTGATGAGCGTGGTGGTGTCATACCAAGAATGGCTTGGGAAAAATTCAAAGCGTGCATAAGTATCGGCAAAACGTATGAGGGAGAAATTTAGGAAGGTAAGCAATATGGAAAATAAACAAGTTAGATATGCAACTTGGTTAGACGAGTTTATTGATTCACACGAAGATTTGAAAACGTCAATGGCTGACTTAGACAAAGAAGTTCGTCATGCAAATCAACAACAAATCGCTCGTTCAATTCGTGGATTTGGAGGCAAATAATATGCAAGAAATTATCAAGATTAACCAAAATGAGCAAGGCGAGACACGAGTAAGCGCTCGAGAGTTGCACAAGGAATTAGGCGTTAAGAAACGCTTCAGCGCATGGTTTGAACAATATCGGGAAATGTATGTTGAGGGAACTGATTTTACAAGTGTACTTTCAGGTACGGTTGTAAATAACGGCGCTGTTAAGCCACTTCAAGATTATTCTCTCACGGTCGACATGGCAAAGAACGTAGCTATGATGTCGAAGACTGAAAAGAGTCAGCAAATACGAGATTACTTTATCCAAGTCGAAGACCGCTACAAGAAGTTAGCCAACGATCCATCTTATCAAATGGCACTTGGTCTGAAAGCATCGCAGTTACTACTTGAGCAGAAAGACCAAATCATTGCCGAGATGAAACCTAAAGCTTTGTTTGCGGACGCAGTAGCAACTAGTCATACAAGCGTTCTTGTTGGTGAATTGGCTAAGATACTCAAACAAAATGGTGTCGATACAGGTGCTACACGGTTGTTCAGTTGGCTACGTGATAACGGCTACTTAATCCGACGTAACGGTACAGATTACAACATGCCAACACAGAAGAGTATGGAATTGGGATTGTTTGAAATCAAGGAAACCTCAATCGCACGCAGTAACGGCAGTGTCACAGTATCTAAGACACCTAAAGTTACCGGAAAAGGTCAGCAATACTTTATTAACAAGTTTTTGCAAGCAGCATAAGGAGAAAATAATGGAAAATATCAACAACCTACTAACGGGGTTTTCGGAACAAAAAAAGCTCATTGAACTTGCTGCAAAACAAGAAAAAGAGCTTCAAATAACACTTGATAAGTTAAGAAATTATCCCATGCTACTGCATTCCAATGACGGTGAATTCGTCGTTAGGTTTGAACAAAATGACTTTTAATGGCTGATTACTATCAAGCAATACAATGTTCGATGGCCGGTCATTGATATCAATCAACTCACCTTTGTATGAATTTATAAAGTCTATTATTTTTTCAAGCTTTTCAGCGTTAGACCACTTTGGCCAACGATGTGCAAATTTTATATAATGAGCCTTTTTAAATTCCGTCAAAAAATCAATAATCTGCTCACTATTTGTGGATTGATCAATACTTATAGTTTGTGTATCGCCATCCGAATCGGTGTAATGAGTCCAGCATTTACCGTCGTGGTAATCTACGAAGTTTGCCATAAATGAAATATTGTTTTTATCACTAACGACAATTTTAGGATTTACACCAAAAGCGTGAACATACAACAACGAAACGTTTTGAATCTGTTTTAAATTCATTTTAAATTTTTCCTTTCAATTTACTAGGCAGTGCAATGCCAGTAATTAAAGGATAGCACCACACAAACAATAAAACATTAGAAAAGAGGTCGGCATGTCAAAGAGTGCAGATTTAGAAGACATAAGGCAGTCGTTGCTTGACTACGCACAGGCAGCAATTAGCAAAGGTCGTGAGGCGATAGAGGGTGAGCTGTCTATCAACTACAGACCGATTGACGAAGCCGAAAAGGCATTGGATTTATTTGAAAGGGTAAGCAAATAACATGTGGTTTTTACAAGTAGTAGCAACAATCGTAATTTTGGTTTTGGTATTCGTACTAGGCTTATCACAAGGTGAAGCACAGGAGCGTGAACGAATCGAAAAGCAACGCAGATTTGAAGCAATGGGCGGTAAGAGCAGCTCAAACAAGTATTTCTGACAAAAGAAAAACGCTTAGCAAAATTGGAGTTGGCTAAGCGCAGTAGGTATAAATTGTCTTGAAAAATAATTTATACCTCGATTATATCAAGAAATGAGGTAAAAGCAAATGGATAGATTACGTAAGCTTCGTAAAGAGCGAAACGTGACGCAACAAGAATTAGCAGATGAAATGTTGGTAACAAAACGAACGTTGGCTAGATACGAATCAGGAGAAAGCGAACCACGATCGTCAATGGTATTCGATTTAGCTGATTATTTCAAAGTATCAATTGATTATCTGGTCGGAAGGAGTGACGTTAGATGATTGAACCGCAAGACGCATTACACTTCGGAAGACCAGACGTTGAAGACGAACGTTGGCGTTACAAGCAAGAGCTATTGGATAAGTTGCATAGCGAGCGTGACGATTTGTACACGAAGCGTGATGACCTCGAAAACCAAATGTTAGAGGTTGACAACGAAATATCAGAGTTAGATGCAACGATTAACAATATAGAACACGGAGATTAAGCATGGCAAACGAAATAACAATCATTGATGACTTCGGACAAAACTTTGGTCTTAGTCTTTTGAACGACAAAGAGCAATTACAAGAGTTAGATAACGACCAACTAGAAGATTTGGTCTATCTGATTAAGCATTTGAAAAATGGTATTTCTAAAGTGGATAAAGAACTGAAAGAGCGGTTAGATAGTGGCTCACAGTTCAAACACATCACTTACGGTGAAAGCAAAAAAGTGTCAATCGATAAGGATAACGATAAAAATAAAAAAGACTTCGTTAATAACTATGGATGGGCCGCAGTGGAAGTAAAATCTCCAAAACAACTTAAAGATTTATTTGGCGAAAAAATTCAAGATGATCTAGACAAAGTTGTGGTCTATGACACGCAGAAGAGGGTGAAGTATGAGTAATAAAATGACATTCGTTGAACTTCAAAACCACATGAATTTGAAGAAACAAGCAGGTCAACAAGTTAAGTACACATATCGTAGTGCAGAACAGATTTTGCAAACGTTCAAGACGTTAGACAGTGGTTGGGAAATTGCTTTGAATGATGAGATTGTGACGGTTGCAAATCGTATCTTTATCCAATCCATTGCAGAGGTAACAGACGGCACAGATAAGCGTAGCAGCCGTGCGTTTGCGGAGTTGGCAGATGTTCCAGTGTTAAACACTCAAAAAGGCGAGAGAAAGCAAATGAGCGAGCCACAGTGGACTGGAGCTGTTAGCAGTTACTCACGCAAGTACGCATTACAGGGACTGTTTGGAATTGCTGATATTGATGTTGATGAATTAGAACTCGAACAACAAGCTTTCAAAAAGAAAGAGGAAGTCAAGTCACGATATTTTAATTCTGAAATTATGAATGCAATTTCAAAAGAACAAGTGTTACAGATAGCAAAGGAAGCTAAGCAGTACGGTCAAGGTCACGCAATTTTAGACGCATATAAATTAAAGATGAATCAGTTAGAGGAGAAAACAAATGATTAACAGAGTAGTGCTTATTGGTCGATTGACCAAAGACGTTGAAGTTAGATACACACAATCAGGTGTGGCAGTTGGGACATTTAGTTTAGCCGTTAATCGTCAATTTACGAATGCTAGTGGCGAACGTGAAACGGACTTTATCAACGGCGTTATCTGGCGTAAAGCAGCCGAAAACTTCGCTAACTTCACACACAAAGGTTCACTGGTAGCTATCGAGGGACGGTTGCAAACACGCAACTATGAAGACGGAAACGGTAAGCGTGTTTATGTCACAGAGGTTGTAGCTGATAATTTCAGTTTGTTGGAAAAGAAGAGTGACAGTCAGCAATCAGCACCGAAGACACAAGCACCTGATCCATTCGCAAATCAAGGCAATAAGCCAAACGAACTGGACATTTCAGATGATGATTTGCCTTTCTAAGAGGTAACACATGGCACAACGAAGAATGTTTAGTAAAAAAGTGACAGATACAGATATATTTCTGGATATGCCGTTATCTACACAAGCGTTGTATTTCCATTTGAATATGCACGCAGATGATGATGGTTTTATCGACAATACCAAAACAATTCAACGAATGATCGGGTCGAGTGATGACGATAGAAAGTTGTTAATTGCGAAACAATTTTTACTACCTTTCGACAATGGTGTTGTCGTGATAAAAGACTGGCGTGTTCACAATTATATTCAAGGTGACCGGTATCATAAAACCCAGTATATCAACGAAAAAAGCCAATTAGTTGTTGAAGAAAATAATACGTATACAAAACGTATACAAGATGTATCCAACATGGATACGCAGGTTAGGTTAGGTAAGGATAGGTTAGGTAAGGATATAGATAATACCCCCAAACCCCCAAAGGGGGCTGTCACTAATGATGAATTTGAATCTATCTGGAAAATTTATCCAAAAAAGTCTGGCAAGACAAATGCGATGAAAGATTTCAATAAAGCGTTAAAAGCTGGTGTTAGTCCTGAATTGATTAAGTCAAAGCTGGAAGAGTATTTGAAACAAATCAAAATCAAGGGGACACCAAAGCAGTATATCAAGAACGGTTCAACATGGTTTCATCAAAAAGGTTGGGAAGATGAGTACGACTTTACACCTGATGTGCAGCGTGGCTATGGTAACAAGAAACAGATTATTGAGCCACAGTTAGCGAGTGTTTCAGAACCAGTTGAGGAGCCAGAAAGGGAGTTACCAGAATGGCTGACGGACGTGGCAAAGGACCTTTAGATTTTGTACTCCTAGCAATCAGATTAAAGGCAATGGGAATACCGACATCTAGTAACAGTCAATCATTCCCAGCGGTTAATTTTGAAGAGCTAGGCAGACGATTAAAAGAAAATGGATCACTCACAAAAATGGTTAAATGCGCTAGTGCTAATTACGTATCAATTTTAGAAGTTTGGCAGAGTACACCAGAAGCGATTGCGGTATTGCAAGAGATGAGAAAGGAAGCGAAACTCAGTGACAGAGCTATTCGCAAAACTGAATAAGGTTGAACCAAACAAAGGTTTAATCACGTTGCAGTTGAGCATCGAAGATATTCACACGCTAGAGAAGTATCACGCCAGCGGACAGCAACAGGTGGTGTCATTGATAGCGAGTGATGAAAACGGTGTGTCAGCGCAACAGCGAAAGTTTGCGTTTGCATTGTTACACGACATCTGGCTATCTCAAAAAGGTGGTTACTGGGTGCAAGAAGTTGAAACACTTAGGCGGCATTTCTACGCAGCATACGAATACTACAATGGTTTAGATTTTGGTGACTTTAGCCTAAGCAATGGCAAAGGTACTAAGACAGATACAAACCAGTTCATCAACATGTTACTAGATTATGCAGCGATACATGACATTAGTTTGAGTGTGAAGCCGTTGAACGAGTTAGAGCCGCAGGAAATTGCACGGTGGGAGTACAGATGTTTGCTAGACAAGCGCTGTGTAATTTGCGGTAAGTCTCACGCCGATTTGGCACACGTTGATAGTGTGGGTGCACATGGTGGTAATCGTCAGAAGATAAACCATTTAGGATTGCGAGCAATGAGCCTGTGCCGTGAACATCATCAAGAGCAACATAAGATAGGCATTCAGTCATTTATGAACAAGTACCACCTGAACGGCCTCAAGATTGACGAAAAAATAGCATTGGCACACGGACTGAATATAAAGTGATTTAAGCGATTAAAAGTAGTTTTAGTGTAATTATGCCAAACTGATGTTTGTACAGCACAAACAGGCGTTTTGGTACGAATAAGAGCAAATGAGCAGAAAGGAAACAATATGGATTTAGTGGCAGGTTTGGTAGCACGAGAAAGACAGTATGGCTATATGTCTGACGAGGCGATTTCTTGGTTCAGAAAAGAAATGTCTAAAAGCACATACAATGACGGAAATGTTGAGTATGATTCAACAGGTCGCAGGCTGCCAGCGATTGAACAGCTTCCTAAAGGTGTACAGGCAGATATTGTTGAGATGTATCGGTTGGGCTATACACAGACCGAGGTGGCTAACTATTTTGATTTATCAACTAGAAAACTATCGACGTTTTATAACAAGATGTTCAAGACTGGTGTTTTGGTTAAAAATACAGCAAAAGAGCGGTTTCAAATGCACGAAGAGTTGATACGTCAAGAAGACAGAGGACGTTTCAACAGCGCAAAGTTAAGTATCGCTCACGGTCGAAGAAAAGCATGACAAAATTTATTTTTGAAAGTGAATTGTCAGGAGACCCAGCGCCACACAACCAGTCGCGGTTTAATCCAAAGACACGTCAAGTGTTTAAGGGTGCTAGAGAAAAAGCCTATATTCAAGAGCTTGAGTATCGACTACGTGCCGAACTTATCAAGGATAAGGAATTTGAAAGTTACGGTGAAGTTCCAATCAAGGTTGACTACATCTTTGGTTTTGCACCAACTAAGTCATGGAGCAAGAAAAAGATACAGCGTGCTTTGAGCCATGAGATTTACCCGACAGAGCAAAACAAAGGCGATTGGGACAACTTGACCAAGTCAACGCAAGACAGGCTAAACAAGCTAATCATAGTTGATGACAGATTTATCGTGGACGGCAGAGCGAGAAAGATATTCACGCCTAAGCCGTATCTAAGAATTGAGATTGAGGAAATATAGCAATGAAAACATATTACAGCATTTATGTGAATGATGATTTCTGGAGAGCTTTTGATACAGAGCGTGAAGCTAAGAAATATTTATATGAATTTCAAAAGACACATCATGTGAAGACAGAAATTATCGCAACAGGTGGCAAGAAAAGCAATGTTGGTAGGTGAATAAAATGACAAACTATGCGACAGAATTTTGTGTCGTGGAAAGGCAACGAGGATTCGATGAAGCTTGCACATGGATGCAAAAACAGGTAAAACCTGAAACAGCAGGAGGGGAGGAAAGCGACCGTTTTTGGAGTGAAAACAAAACCCAAGCTTTAATAACTATGTTAAGTGACGGTTATGGAATTGATGAAATATCTGCGAAATTAGGTAAGACGATACCACAGATATACGCTAAAAGAAGAGTGTTAGCCAGCAAAGGGGTAGTAAGTAAGCCTGTTCCACCATCGGAGATAAAAAAACAGCGCAATGGTCAATTTATTGCGTTGGTTGAACAAGGTGAAAATAACGTTCAATTAATCGCCGATAAAATAGGTTGTTCCACTACGGCTGTCTATGGGTATGCCAAAGCAACTGGCTACGAAATAAAGAGTGGGAGAGTAATAATATGACAATCGAAGAATATAAAAGACAGTCAATTAAACGTATCAATAAGCAAGCAGCAGTTTCAGGGGCGTTTACAAATTGTTTTGATACACGCGCGCAATCCGAACGGAAACGTACATCAGAACGCAAGCGCAGATTAAAGGCATTGGTCAGAAGTAACATTACTGAAATTGACGTACTTGCACAGTATTTTATGATCAGCGTGAACACGATTAAAAAGATTGCCTATTCTGCTGGTTATCGTATCAGCAATGGGCAAGTTGTGGAAAGTGTGATGAGGTGAAGATAGTTAGCTTACAGAGCGTGGGATTGGGAGCGAATGATGGTTGATAAAGTATTGTTTAGTTCCGATAGCATGTCTTGGGAAACTCCTAAAGATTACTTTGATAAGTTGAATAGAAAATTCAAGTTTGTGTACGGATTTTAAGAACGGAGCGAATAGTTATGCGAGAGATTAAGTTTAGAGCATGGAATACCATTACAGAACGTTATTATTACAATATTCAAAATGTTCATGACGCAGACATCGGTGATAGTTTTCAAAACATTTTAGATAACTATGAACTAATTGTTGAACAATACACAGGTCTCAAAGACAAAAACGGTGTTGAAATTTATGAAAATGATATTGTAAAAACATTTGGAGCGAACATATATGTAGTTGAGTTCTATGATGGTAAATTTAATCCCGTTTCAGACATTGAAGCAAGCGATTGGGAAGTCATTGGTAATGTACATGAGAACGAGGATTTATTGAACGACACCGACCGTATCAGTCCTGATGACATCGGCAATGATATTCATGAGTTTTTACACGGAGGAGATAAGTGATGACTGAACCAGTAGCATATATGTTGTCGGATTTTGTAGGTAATGATTTTACGTCATTAGAATTGCCTAAAAATCCAAATAATCCAAGAGGATTGTATTTTAAAGAGCAGTTACACCCACGTGTGAAGATGACACAAGTTGAATTTGATGAATTTAAATTATTATATAATCTGCTTCGCGTATCAACTGTTATAAGAATTATTAACACGGTTCAAAATAACGAAAGTAAAAGGTTCACTAATTTAAAATTACGTTTAAATAAAACAGGTAAAGACTTAGAGCTGATTATATTATGGGCCGATTATGACGCAGACAACCCAGAAGAAACGATTGAGATTGTTCCTGAAATGAAGTGGTTTGTGAGAAGTAAGCAACAATATCAACCAGATATGGATCAGGGAATTTTTGAAAGTGGTTATCTTTATTTAACACAAGGCAATATTTATAGCATTGAATATTATGAAACAACCGCATTCAAAGATGATGCTCAACAATTTGACACCAAAGAAGAAGCTGAACTTTTGACTAACCCACTAACAGAAGCGGTGCAGTTACCGGTGGAGGACGAGTGATGTGGATAAAAAAACAAGTATATCAAAACCTCATGGACAGTATCTATCGGAGCGATATGGATATAAATATCCTAAAGCAACGATTGCGTAATTTCGAAAAGCAATCAGAACTTGATGAACTTTTCAATGATATGGGATACAAGAAGTCGCAGATGTTTAAAGTGGATCTAATATTGCCAGCGTTTTACATTATGGAATATAACGAAAAAGGTGCGGCTGAATTATATGGTGGCAGAGTGATGAATGGACACGACCTCTATAAGATTGTTATAGAAAAAGATGTGACTATTGAAAGATTGGTTATTGTTCCGGTTAAAATTTTGGAGGTCAGCAATGATTGAAATAGGACACAATTTACAGCATGCGATTGAGCTTGGCATGTTAGTGTCAGCAATGGTCGCAGTTACTTATATTTTATTTAAATATTATGGAGGTAGGAAATGACCGAAGAAGAAAAAAATGTTCTTGTAGACTTTAAAAAGAATTGGACATTTACCCAATTTATAAATGCAATTGAAGGTAACTACGAACACAATATGTACTTTGAAAAAGTTGAAAAAACATTTAGAAAAATGCGTATTGATAACGGATATATGATTGATGAGGATAAATTGATGTTAGCATGGTTACACCCAGAAACAATCAAGATAGTTGACGAATAGTTAAAGGAGCAAGCCATAGATAAATGAAAGTAATAGAAAAACAAGTATACATCGTGGGTTTCCGCAAGACAGATAATGACGAGTGGGAAACATCAGGTGCTGCTTATGGTAATCAAATTGACGCACAAGCAGTCATGAATAAATTGAGTAAAGAGACACCACAACAGTTGAAGCTGTTTAAATTTGGAAGGGCAATACCAGTTAATTAGAAAGGGCGACATGGCGGATAGAGTTGATAGTATTTTGAGAGACTACTTCTCTGGTCGTCTCAAATTAAGAATTAAACAGCGTGAAGAAACGATAAGGTATGACAGTCAAGAAGTTGATGAGAATATCGGTGGCGGTCGTGCGCAGAATAAACACACACGTCCAGCTGATGATATGTTGATACGGATTGATGAAGACAGATGCCTTAACAGTCTTAAAAAGCAAAAGGAAGATGTTGAGCGTTGGATAGCCACGTTTGAGCCTGACAAGCAGAAAGTAGTTGCGTATTATTATGCAAGCAAGTCTGTCACATGGGTAAAGGTAGCGCAGCAGTTTCACATATCCGAAAGAACAGCAATTGCTTGGCGTACAGAAGTCAAACACATATTAGGAGCAGTCCTATAATACTGCGGTTTTTATGCAGTTTTATGCATAAATATAGGGTTATATTGTTAGTATCAGATAATTACAAAGGTTGCTAGATATCCGATTAAAAACTAGCGTATGTCTCGATTGTGACGCCTGACAATCTGGTTATTGCTAATCCATTAAAAGCAAATGTATGGTTAGTCATTAGTCGTTAAATATAAGCTGTACTTATAGATTAGTTCCAAATGACTAGCCAAGACCGTTACACCGAACGGTCGTAAATTACACACGCTTCGGAAAAAGCCACTGTGTATGTGAAAATACGATAGGTTGGAATATCTATCATTATGGCAGGTGGCGGAATAGGTAGACGCTAGACTATAAGATATTGTACTGTCCGGGGTCTGGATAGTTAGCTAGAATCAATATCATGTAAGGTGCAAATCCTTACCCTGTCAATTGGTTAGTGTTTATCCTAAATAAAAGCACAAGCGGTTATTTGCTTATCCTAACTATTTTTGTTAAAAAGCATACTATGATTCAGTTACCACCATAGCGACATAATGTCTCTTTCAATCACGGTAACTCGTGTAAAAAGATTGCAGCTCGTTGCTTTATACTAGTTAGGTGATTTCTGTGGGTGAATGAGACAGCCTTATTCGGGTGCAAGCCCCGACATTCACATTGCGGTACGTCCGCACAACTTAATAGCAGTCGCTTGCCTGCGATTGCGTACATAAAGAGCTGCGGTATAATCCGTAAAAAGATAGAACCAGATTGATTAATTTCAATAAAAACGACTGACGAGTTGGTTTGCATTTAGCGGCTTTGGCAAACAAACAACAGTATATAAATCTACTGGCTTCGGAGATGGTATCGATGGGGTTACTACATAGCAAACAATCGCATTAAGTTCTTTGACGGTTCTCATGTGATTGCGTACATAATTGAGACCATCAAAAATGATGGTTGCAAATAGTTAAACACTGATACATCAACGTTTAAATTGGCTTAAAACTAAACAGGTCGATTTCGACCTGTTTTACATATGTGATATACACGCACCTTAACGGGTGCTTTTTTATTGGAGAAAATTATGAACTTAACACTTGATGAAAAGAAAATACGTAAGGGCAAAGCTGTTGGACTTCCTTATGTTGGTAGCAAGAAGAAAATTAGCAAAAAGATTGTAGAAATAATCAAGCAGAATTTTGGAGCGGATAAGACAGTTTATGATGTGTTTGGTGGTGGTGGTGCAATTACTGCGGAACTGATGATTAACGGCATTGATGTTGTTTATAATGACTTAGATAAAACAATTACTGATATGTTTAACCGTGTTTTAATTCAAGACAGAGAATGGATAAAAACGCTAATTGTTAGTCGTGATGAGTTTATTGAAATTAGAGAAAAAGAAATTAAAACGGTTGATGACGAATTAAAGTTGTTAGTCAATAGTTTTGGCAATAATCGAAAAGACTATTTATACAGTAAAAAGCTAAGCGATATAAAGTATAATCTAGCCGTTGAAATTTTAGAAACAGAAGATGTATTAGTCGGTTATAAAAAAACCACAACGTATCAAAGAGCTGTTAATCTTTACGAAGAGGAACTAGGATTCGTTGATAAACAGGAAAAAAATAGAGTGTTAGAACAATTAGAACGATTACAGCAATTAGAACAATTAGAACGATTACAGCAATTACAACGATTAGCAAAAACAATAAACAAAGACTATAAATATTTCTCAAACGTTAAAAATAGTATTTTATATTTAGACCCACCATACGAAAATACAGAAACCGGTTCATACAAGTCGAAAATTGATTATCAAGAGTTCTACGATTGGGCTTATGAAATGTCAAAAAATAACACTGTATTGTTATCCAGCTATGAAGTTTCAGACGATAGATTTGAATGTGTTTATGAATTTAAAACCGCGAGAAGTGCTTTTTCAGGTGGTAATTCTGGAAAAAGAACAGAAAAGTTGTTTATGGTTAAATTATGAAAATAGATGGCGAGTATGGGCTTGTCGCCAGTGATGATGAGTTAAACATCTACCGCAGGCTAGACAAACAACAAAAATATAACAAGAAACACAAGAAGGCATCTAAACGCAAGTCGAATACAGACAAGCGCAAAGATGCCTTTTATGATGATAGGAAGTGGCGATAATGGGCTACACAAAATGGACTGATGAACATAAGAATAGAGTTATCGAACTAGGTAAGCAAGGTTTGTCATCTAGAAAGATAGCACAACGACTGTTTGATGAATTTGGTGAAAACTTTAGTAGGCGAACGGTATCGCAATATCTTAGCACAGGTTCAACCAATGGACGTGTCAGAACCACACCTAATCAACAACCCAATAATAAAGTCAAAGATGTAAAGCGTGGCACTGAAATCGTCATCAACAAGGACGGCAGCACAACATCATCTACGACAATGCAAATGACTTCCGAGCAGGCTAAAGACCCAGAGTTCGTATTGAGAGCGCATGGCTTTAATCCTAATGATTGGGATATCGTATCAGCACGCAATAACTTCTGGCAGCAGAATAGCCAAGAGAACGGCTTGATTGATTTGTACCAGTCTAAGATTACGGTTAAGCCTAAGTCAGATGATAAATTAACGCCACAAGATATTGCTAAGTTGTTTAAAAAGGATATTATCCCATATAAAGTAAAACAAACATCACACAATGCTCATAATTTAGTCGTACCGCTTCCTGATATGCATTTTGGTATAACAACACTAGAAGATGTTAAAAGTCACTTAGATAAGCTGTTAGGTATCTTAAACAAAGGATACAAAACAATCGTTATAGAACAGCTAGGTGATTTGTTTCATTCTAGTCAAATGTGGTCATCACAAACTATGCGAGGAACTATGTTAGATGAAGTTGATATGGTACAAGCCATTGAAGATGCTAAACAGTTCTTTGATATTTTGGTACCAGCTTGTTTTAATAACAGCACATCTGTTTACATTAAACAAATGGCAGGAAATCATTCAGGCAATATGGAGTACGTTTTCATGGAATATTTGAAAGCTAAATATCCACAAGTTGTGATCAAAAACAATATCAAATATCGTGATGCTTATTTATTAGATAACGTGGGCATTATGATAGCTCATGGTGACTTAGCACCTAAGAACTTGCCTATGTTAATGGCTAATGAGTTTGGTGGTGTCTGGTCGTTATCCCACAGTCGTGAAATCCATAAAGGTCACTTCCACAAGGAAAAGATAGTTGATGAGGGTGGTGTGATTAGCCGACAACTTGGAACAGTTAAGCCCAATGATAAGTACGAGATTATGAACGGTTGGACGTTATCCAAGAAAGAACTATATGCACTTGAATACGATAGCGACAAGTTAGTTGCCGAGTGGCACGTTTAGGAGAATGATATGAATAATTTAACTTAAAATCCTGACGGCTTTTTTATTTTGTACCAGTTTTGAAAGGAGGTGACACAATGACATGAAATTAACGCCAAAGCAGAATAAGTTTGCTGATGAGTATATCAAGACTGGAAACGCAACGCAGTCAGCGATTGAAGCTGGTTATAGTAAGAAAACAGCGCAGGTTATAGGTGCTGAAAACCTATCAAAACCTATGGTTAAAGCATACATAGAAGAGCGCATGGCTGAAATAGCGTCAAAACGCGTTATGAGCTACACAGAAGCCGTTGAACTGCTTACTAGTATAGCTAGAGGTGAAGAGAAAGAAACGGTCGTTGTGGCAACTCCTGTGAGTGTTGAGAAAGTCGAGAAAGAAGCAGATTTAAAGACAAGAATTAGTGCCTTAAAAGAGATACTTAAACGTTATCCAAACAATGACAAACTCATTGAGCAACAGATACGCAAGTTGAGCGCTCAAGCTGATGTGGCACAGATACAAGCTAAGCGCATGGCGTACGGTGAACAAAATAGCAGTGTCAATGTGAATATCGTGTTACCAGAGCAGGAGGACAACAATGGCGAATGATTTAGTGATTGATGTTCCTGAAATGGTTGATAAGGCTTATTACAAGCTGTACACATCAAAGCAGCAATACATTGCATTGAAAGGTGCGCGTGCTAGTGGTAAGTCAGTAGCCACCGCATTCAAGGTTGTGATTGATATATTGCGCTATCCGTATGTTAATTGGTTAGTTGTAAGACAATTCCAGAATACACAGAAAGATAGTACGTTTGCCATCATTAAGTGGGCTGTTCACTACATGGGACTAGATGATTACTTCAAATTCACCGTTAGCCCGCTTGAAATAACTTACAAGCCGACACAACAAAAGGTGTTCTTTCGTTCAATGGACGACCCTTTGAAAATCACATCAATTACAACAACCGTTGGAAAGATATGCCGTAGTTGGTGGGAAGAAGCCTATGAGTTAAAAAGTGATGATTCATTCCAGACTGTGATTGAATCTATGCGTGGTGAGTTGCCTATTGGTGGCTTTTATCAGCATGTTGTTACATTTAACCCATGGAGTGACAGACATTGGTTAAAGCGTGAGTTCTTTGATGCTGAGACAAGACGTAATCACGTCTTATCTTTCACCACAACTTACAAAAATAACCACCATTTGAACGATGACTTTATCGAAGCTATGAAAGAAATGGTGGTGCGCAACCCTAATCGTGCAAAAGTTGCTGTGTTTGGTGACTGGGGTATATCAGAGGGACTTGTGTTTGATGGTTTGTTTGAACAACGAGACTTCACTATGGAAGAGATTGCTAAGTTGCCTAAGTCAATTGGACTAGACTTTGGATTTAAGCACGATCCAACCGCTGGTGAGTTCATGGCAATAGACCAAACAAACAGAGTTGTGTATGTCTATGATGAGTTCTATCAACAAGGAATGCTTACACAGGCGATTGCGCAGGCGTTAGCACAACACAAGGCTTATGGCTTGCCAATCACAGCAGATAGCGCAGAGCAGCGTCTAACAACTGAATTAGCCAGTGTTTACGGTGTACCTAATTTACGCACGGCCGGTAAGGGTAAGGACAGTGTGATTCAAGGCGTGCAGTACATGCAGAGTTATCACTATGTTATCCACCCAAGAGTTAAAGGACTATTAAGTGAGATGAACACTTATGTGTATGACAAAGACAAGCTGGGTAACTGGTTGAACAAACCAAAAGATGAAAACAATCACGGGGTTGACGCCATCCGCTATGCCCTTGAGCCGTTCATGTTCCGGACTTCCGGTCATTACATGAGCTATCAAGAGCGTACACAAGCCGTCAAGAATTTAGGACTATAAAGGAGTTACAATGCAAAAGATTTTTAGTGATAATCAAAAAGCTAATTTAATCTATCAAGACAGCTTGGATAATCTGACGCCACAACGTGTTATGCAGTTTGTTAAACATCATAATCAGTATCAGAGACCACGACTTGAAAGGTTAGACGAGTATTACAAAGGTTTGAATGTTGGTATTTTAGAACAAGAGAGCCGCCGTGTTGATGAAGACAAGGCAGACCACAGAGCTGTACACTCATTTGGTAAATACATTGCTGACTTTCAAACCTCATTTAGCGTTGGTAATGCAATTTCTGTTAAGCATGATGATGACATGAGACTTGATACAGTTGAAGACATCAACAACTTTGATGAGATTAATAGCGATCTATTCTTAGATATGACACGTTTTGGACGTGCCTATGAGTATGTGTACCGAGGACATGATGACATTGAACATAGTGTGGCACTAAGCCCACTAGAAACGTTTATCATCTACTCACTAGATGTTGAGCCGCAACCAATTATGGCGGTGCGCTATCACTTGATTGATACCATTGATGATGATGTTATCTCAAACGAGTATCGTGTTGAGACATGGACTGCCACAGAATACACGAGCTATCAGCCAACCTCAATTAATGGCACACCTGTACAAGATGAAGCAAGTGAACTGTACGTGTTCCCAATGATTGAGTATAAGAACAATAAGTTTAGAATTGGTGACTTTGAAAACGTTATCCCACTAATTGATTTATATGACGCAGCACAATCAGACACAGCCAACTACATGACTGATTTGAATGACGCCATGCTTGTCATCAAGGGTGATATTGATACATTGTTGCAAGGTTCAAGCATGATGAGCGGCATTGACCCAACAGACGAGAGTGCAGCAATGCAGTTAGCGAAAGACAAGATGGAAATGTTGAAGTCCATGAAGTCGGCTAACATGTTGCTGTTAAAGTCGGGCGTATCAATGACAGGACAACAGACGAACGTTGATGCAGGCTATATCCACAAAGAATATGACGTAACTGGTACAGAAGCATACAAGGATAGGCTTGCACATGATATTCATAAGTTCTCACACACACCTGATTTAACAGACGAAAACTTTGCAGGTAATGCCAGTGGTGTTGCCATGAAGTATAAAGTATTGGGAACGATTGAATTAGCAAGTACCAAACGCAAGGCTTTTGAAGTTGGTTTGTACCAACGCTATAACATCATCAAAGCACTAGAAAATCTATCGGCAAGTGGTATGAGTGTAGATCCTAATGAGATTAGCTTTGTGTTTACAGATAACATGCAGGTTGATGACGTTGCAACCATTGCACAAGTAGTTAGTGCAGGCGCTAGAGTGCCACAAGAGTATCTGTATCAGTTTCTACCAAACGTGACTGACCCTAGTGAAATTACTGATTTGTTAGCGCAAGAGCAGGCTGATATGACTTATCAATCACGAAAAAATAATGGTGCTTTGACTGATGAAGAATTAGCAAACGAGGCAACAGATGAGACCGAAACAAACTAATAAATATTGGGAAAAGCGCCTAAAGCAAGAGCAAACGTACATGAATAAGGCGACCAATACTGATGATATTGTCAGACGGTATGATTTAGCCATTGATGATATTACACGTAAGATTGAAGCCGAATATGCAAGACTTGAATTACGTGGCTTTGAACGTAGCATTGTTGAAACTGCTGACATTGCAGCTTATGAACGTGAAGCCAAAGAGTTAGTAGCATACGCTAACAAATTGCGTGATAAGTTAGGCAGAAACGCCTCTAAAACGGACTTTACAGCCGAAGTGAACAGACGAATGAAAATCTATAACGCTACAATGCGTATCAATAGACTGGAATATCTCAAGTCACAGGTTGCACTATCGCTGGTTAAAGCTGGTGTTGATACTGATGTTGACCTACAACAAGAATTATCAGACAAGTATGTCGCCGAAAAGGCACGTCAGGCTGGGATTCTAGCTTCAACAGTCGTACCAATGTCACACACTAAGCTATTTAAGATAGTGGCTGCACAAGTTGAGGGTGCTAACTTTAGTCAAAGAATATGGCAGAACACAGACAGTTTAAAGGCTGAATTAGACGTGTTACTGACTAACAATATCATTCAAGGACAGAACTCTAATGTGATTGCAAGACGTTTGCGAAGTTTGTTAAACGGTCAATACAAAGATAACGCTAGGTATATCACCGAACGACTAGCACGAACAGAGTTTACACGAGTGATAGGACAAGCACAGAAAGACAGCTACCGTGAAAATGATATTGAGTATGTCAAGTGGATGGCTGAATCTGGTGCGTGTCGCTATTGTGTCGCTGCTTCAGAGGGTGGTTTACGAGGTGAAGGCATCTACAAAATAGATCATGAACCAAATTACCCAATGCACCCCTTATGTAAATGCAGTCTCGCCGCCTACTATGAATAGTTTTTAAGTAAAAAATCATAAGATGTAGTATAATTAAACCATATTAAAAGCCCGCCACTGCTGTAACAGTGCGGACTATGGCAACCAATTAGAAAGGAATTGATTACATGGATAATTATAAAGAAGAATGGCGAAAAATTCAAGGCTATGAAGATGACTATGAGGTCAGCAATCTTGGTAGAGTCAGAAGCGTTGATCGTATTTCTCACAGAATAGATAGCGTGGATATGTTTAGGGCTGGTAAGATTCTATCATCTCACGACAATGGCCGCGGATATTTAATAGTTAACTTGTATAAACACAACAAAGGAAAACTACATTATGTTCACAGGTTGGTTGCTCAAGCTTTTATACGTAACAGTAATAGTTTTCCAGTGATTGACCACATAAATAGTGTTCGCGATGATAACAGAGCCATAAACCTTGAATGGGTATCCACAGAAGAAAATAATCGCCGAGCCACCAAACTTAAAATAAGCAATAATAAAAAAGACTCTAAGATAATAATTAAGCCAGTCGGTAAAGGAAAAACCGTTAGGAAATTAGTAAAAGTGACAAGCTTAAAAACGGGTTCCATTACTAAATTCAATAGCATGAGGGCGGCAGAGAGAGCTTTAAAACTTTCTAATGGTGTGGTGAGCCAAGGTATCAAGCATAATTGGCATTATGGTGGTTATAAATTTGAATTAATTTAATATGAATAACTTGAACACTGACGAAAGTTGGTGTTTTTATTTTGTCCTAAGCATGACATTAAAAGGCTGTTAAATAGCGTGTATGGGTTGTTAGCGTGTCGTGTGTGGGTTTAATCGTGCATGGGGCAATATAAGCGCTAATCAACGTGTATGGACTAATACAAAGGAGAAATTATCATGACAGAACCAGAACCAAAAGAGCCACTTGAACCAAAACAACCGGAACCAGAAGAGACTAAGACATTAACGCAGAGTGAACTTGACAGTTTGATGGATAAGCACACTGCAAAAGTCTTGGAAAAACAAAAGGCTGACTTTGAAAAACAGTTGGCTGAAGCAATTCAACAAGGCAAGACAGAGGGTGAGAAGTTGGCTACAATGTCCGCTAAAGAAAAGGCGGAAGAAGAGGCAAAGCAACGCCTTGCAGAACTTGAAGCACGTGAAAAAGAATTAAACCAGCGTGAATTAACTGTCAACGTATCAAGCCTGTTGAAAGAGCGTGAATTGCCTACTGATTTAGCTGAATCGTTGGTTAAGCTTGGCAATGCTGATGAAATCTCAACCGTTGTTGACAGCTTACAACAAGCAATTCAACAAGGTATCAACGATGGTGTTAAAGACCGTCTACGTCAAGACCCACCAAAGAATGACGCAACAAAAATCAATGGTGATATTGGCAAGGTGGAATTTAACGCTATGACCGCAGCAGAACGTGTTGCTTTTGCGAAGAGCAACCCAGAACAATTTAAACAGATTACAGGAGAATAAATAAATGTCTACATTAACAAAAATAGCAGATTTGGTAAATCCAGAAGTATTGGCACCAATCGTGTCATACGAATTTAAGAACGCAATGCGATTCACACCGTTGGCAAGTGTTGACTCAACACTGCAAGGACGTTCAGGTGACACATTGAAGTTCCCAGCATTCACTTACATTGGTGACGCAAAAGACGTTGCAGAAGGTGAAGCAATTCCATTGGATAAGCTTGGTACAACGACTACGAGCGTTAAGATCAAGAAAGCTGCCAAAGGTACAGAAATTACAGATGAAGCAGTATTGTCTGGATATGGTGACCCTGTTGGCGAATCTACAAAACAATTAGGCTTGGCAATCGCTAACAAGGTTGATAATGACATCTTGGCTGCTGCATTGACAGCTTCACAAACAGTTAAGTTTTTTGCAACATCAGACGGTGTTCAATTAGCGTTGACACTATTTGCAAAAAATAGCGATCAAGACGATTCACCTGTTGTAGCTTTGTTTAACCCAGCAGATGCAGCAGCATTGCGCAAGGCAGCACGTGCAGAGGGTACAGGTTCAGACGTTTCACAAAATGCTTTGGTAAATGGCACTAAGTTTGCAGTGCTTGGCGTGCAAATCATCGAATCTAACAAGGTTACAGCAGGACAAGCTATCTACATTAAGGTAAACCCAAGTGTTCCAGCTTTGAAATTGGTTTTGAAGCGCGCGGCAGAAGTGGAAAACCAACGCAACGCCATCAACAAGACTACTGTGTTGACTGCCGATGAACATTACACAGCTTACTTGTACGACCCAACAAAGGTTGTTGTAGCAAAAGGCTGAGGCTAATGGTATTACATTAAGTCAAAAGACAGCAACAATTAAAGTTGGTGCAAATAAGCAAGGGGCGGCTATTAAGGAGGTGATGATTTGGAACTTAGCGATTTAAAAACTATGCTACAAATCAAAGATAATAAGCGTGATGATATTCTCAATCTTATTATCAAAAACACAACGCAAGCATTGTCATTTAAATTAGGTTTAAAGGATAGTGTCCCTATCCCTGATGTCTTAGACTATATCGCACTTGAAGTGTCTGTAAAGCGCTACAATCGGCTTGCTAACGAGGGTATGAGTTCATATACCCAAGAGGGACAAAGCATTACATTTAGCGCAAATGATTTCGATGAATTTGCAAACGATATTGATGCTTGGAAAGATGAAAACGGCGTGAAAGATAACAATTCAGGTCGTTTTTTGTTTTTGTAGGTGGTGGCATGAGATTTCCAGACAATATTCAGTTTTATTCAAACGTTAAAGAACACTATGACCCAAAGGTTGGTGATTATGTAGGCGGTCCTGAATTAGTTGGTGAGGCAATAGCTAATGTTACTGAAACAGGCACAGAAACCAGCGTACAAGACTTCGGCGACATCACCACCAAGAACCTTGTTATACGGCTTGTAAATGACGTTGACTATAAATGGGCGTACCTCACTGTAAACGGCTTAGCACAGAAGTATAAGCCTATTACAACGAGGAAACCATTGAAGAATAACACGCTGATTGTAGGTGAGATGAATGAGTAAAGAACCGAAACAAGTAAACTATCATTTTAATGGTTTGAAAGAACTACAAAAGGCGTTAGTTGAAAGAGCAGACTTGACGGAAGTTTCAAAAGTCGTTAAAAAGCATACAACCAGAGCGCAACAATCGGCAATGGAAAAAGCGCCAACAACTTATACAAAGGTTTACAAGACCGGTAAATTGAAGGGCAAAAAAATATCAACTGGCGAAACCAAGAAAAGCATTGGCGTTCAATTTAAAAACGGTGGTTTGACTGGAATTGTGGGTATGGGTAAGGATTATAATCCTTACACTGAAAAGGGTACTCGTTTCATGGCGGCTGAACCGTTGCTTGATCCAGTATTCCGAAAAGAGAAGACGGTATTTAAGTCAGATTTGGAGAAGTTGCTCAAATGATTAGTCCACAAAAAATACTGTTCGATACTTACTACGACTTGTTACAGAGTGACGGCTACAATGTCTATGATTATTTACCACTTGAAGATGAACCGGTTGATTATCCAATTGTGGTGATTGGTAACACACAACAAACCAGTGCAACAACTAAGTATTCACGCAATGACCATGTGTTCTTAACAATCGACGTATGGGGCAGTAAGAAACAACGCAAAAAAGTTAGTGAAATAGCTGATTACATTTACAATCTGGCGATTGGATATATTAAAACAGACAGCTACACGTTTTATGGGCAAGCAAACCAGCAAAGCATGCAGATGTCTATTGATACATCAGTGCCAAATACAACGTATCAGCGCGCTAACATACAACTAGAATTTACAGTAGATTAAAGGAGATTATTTAATGACATTATCAACATTAAAAGGTGTCAACGCAGTAGCGTTCGCACGCAAATTGAGTGACGCTGCAAAAAAACCAGCCGACCTTATCCCATGGCAAACATCATTGTCATTTGACCCATCACGAGACAGTGACTCAACTGTGACAAAAGATGGCAACGTTAATACACAAGCAAGTGTTACAACAGACCTTGAAATCGAGTTTATTAACAACACATCAGCGATTGCTGACGCATTCTATGACAGTTTGCTAGATGGCGACAAGATGGAATTTTGGATCGTACACAAAGACCGCAAGAGTGCAGATGGCAAGTATTTCTCATGGTATGTACAAGCAGATGTATCAGAAGACAGCAACGACAACGATGCTGATGATAACTCAACTCGTGATGTTACGTTCTCTGTTGACGGCACACCAAAGCGTGGCTGGACTACACTAACATCCCAACAGGCAAGTGACGTTGACTATGTATTCCGCGGCTTGGATAAAGTTGCAGGTTCCGGTATTAGAGAAACCAATGGCGGTAAAGCTTGGGCTAAAGAGACTGACGGTGGCGTGAATGGCGTTGCGCAAGTTACGTCAACTGCAGTGTAGCAGCCGTAGGACATTGATTAAATAACACAAGGACAGAGACGATTGAAGTGAGACGATAAAAGGAGAAATCATGCAAGTTAAAATCAACAATAAAGAAGTAGAATTGAAGTTCGGTGTGAAGTTTGTTCGTGAATTGGATAAGGTGGCAGGTCTGGACGTGAACGGTGCTTCATTTGGTATGGGACTTACAAAGTCTATCCCGGCGCTTAACACAGCAGACCCAGCCGTATTGGCAGATGTTATTTATTCAGCTGCTTCAACCAACAAAGCATTCCGTCCATCACAAGATGATGTCGATAACTTTATTGATGACTATGATGGCGACCTTGAAAAGCTGTTTGATGATGTAACTAAAGAAATGTCAGCAGCCAATGCAATTAAGGTGGCTTTAAAAAACGCACAAGCCTAGATGATGAGGACATAGGAGAATACAAAACTAGTGAGCAAACATATCATGAAATTGTATTGAACAGTCTTACTCGTCTAGGCTTTTCTGTGTATCAAATGTATGAAATTGAGACTATGACGTTGCCTGATTATCAATTAGCTATGGAAGCATACGCTATTAAACAGGCTTTGAGACGTGAAGATATAGCTTTACACGCTTGGTATAACCAGACTGTGCAAGCTACAAAAGGGAGCGATAAGCACCCTAAGCCACGTTATCAAAAGTTTAGTGATTTCTACAATACAGCAGAACAAGAAGATGAAATACGTGCAAGTTTTGAGAGTAATTACACTTCCGAATTGACACGCAAACGAGAAGAAGAGGCGCTTATTCAACAGCGTTTCGCAAAGCTTCAAGAGTTAAAACAAAAGAGGAAAGGAGGACAATAAATGGAAAGTTATTCAGTACAAGCTGTGTTATCTGCGGTTGATAAGAATTTGAGTTCAACATTTGGTGATGCAGCACAGGCTGCGTCTGGTTTTGAAAGCAAATCCACACAATCGTTGGCAAATGTTGGTAAATTCATGGCTGTTGCTGGCGCAGGGGTTACCGCAATTGGAATAAAGAGCGTCAAGAGCTTTGGAGACTTCCAATCTTCCTTGAACAAAGCGGCTGTTATTGCAGGTGGTACATCGAAAGACATTCAAGGATTAGCTGATGTAGCCAACCATATGGGAGCTGTATTGCCTTTGAGCGCTAAAGACGCAGCAGATGCAATGGTTGCAATGGCTCGTGATGGTGCTTCGATTAGCACAATTAAGAAAGAGTTTCCGGCTATTGCAGAAGCCGCCACGGCCGCTGGTGCCGATTTACAAACGACAGCAAGCGTTGTACAGCAGTCTATGAACATTTGGGGCGATTCGCTGAAAAGCCCTCAAAGAGCAGCTGCCATTTTGACACAAACTGCTAACTTGTCAAATGCTTCGATTGAAGACATGCAACAGGCGTTGGCTACTATTGGCGGTACTGCTTCAAACGCTGGTATTGACATGGCAACAACGTCAACGGCTATTGGATTGCTTACTAACAAAGGATTTAGTGCGGCACAGGCGTCACAAGACCTTAACCACGCTTTGTTGCTTATGCAAGCACCATCTAAGATGGGTAAGGCTGTCATGGAAGATTTGGGCGTTTCGATGACTGACGCACAAGGAAACATGAAACCTCTACCAACTATTTTGAATGAATTATCTGATTCAATGTCAAATATGACTTCATCAGAAAAAGCTGCTGCACTTAAAACAATGTTTGGAACATCTGGAATGGCTGCTATTTTGCCATTGATGAAGTCTGTTAAAGACACAACAGGAAACGCCACAACAAGTTGGAGTGCATTTACAGACCAGATGAATAAAGCGTCATCAAGCACGCAAACAGCAACAAAGTTTTTGCAACAACAGGCCAGTGAAATGCAAAAAAACCTAGGTTCTAAGATAGAACAGGTTGGTGGTAACTGGGAATCTTTGAGTAATAAAGCTGCGGCTGGCAGCGCTGGGGTTACCGGTGGTTTTCTAGATATGACAAATGGTGCATTAGATTGGGCCGCTAACAGTAAAAGTCCATTTGCTGACTTTACACGACAAATGGTAGGTTTAGCACCTGTTATAGGACCTGCTACAACAGCTACTGGCGCATTCTTAACTAGTGCTGGGAGAATTGGTAGCGTTATTAAAGGGAGCGGTAAGGCTATATTAGGTGTCGGTAAATCGATTGTTAGTTATGTAGCAAAGCTTATGGGAATAGCAACCGGAAACACAACCGTAGCAGCGACAAGCGCTCCAGCTGCCGCAGGAACCAAAGCGGTTGGTAAAGGTGCACAAGCTAGTGCAAAAAGTATGTTAGCGCTTGGCACAGCTATTTTAGAAATGGGAGCAGGAATTGCATTAGCTACCGGAGGAATTGCTTTATTAGTCCTGTCTATCACTAAGTTAGCTAAAACCGGAATGTCTGGTATTGCTGCACTAACTGCCGTAACCGTCGCCGTGTCTGCATTAGTTGCTGTATTTGCTATAGCCGGTCCAGCATTGACTGCTGGAGCTGTTGGTATAGGTGTGTTTGGAGCAGCGGTATTAGGCATAGGAGTTGGTATTGGAGCTGCTACAACTGGAATTTCTTTGATGATTGACGCTTTTGTTGAACTGACATCAGTGTCCGGTAAAATTGTTCCAACATTTAAGCAGATTGGACTAGGAATAGTAGTCATGGTTAAAACTGTTTTAACTAATATTCCGATTATGGCTGCTATGTTTGCTACTGGTATGCTTGCTATTGTTGGATCAGTTACTAATGCCATACCGAAAGTTTTGACAATGTTTCTGCAGATGATAACCGGTGTATTGGCAGCTTTAACGACTAATATTCCAATTATTGTTTCACAATTTACAGATATGATTTTATCTGTATTTTCTGCAATTAGCGATAACGCTCCAAGAATAGTAGCTGGATTTGCTGCAATGCTCGGGCAGTTAGGAGAATCAATAATTGAAATAACGCCTTATGTATTTCAGTTAGCAGGAGCATTAATGGCCGGAATGATTGCGGTCGTTGCTTCGTTTTCAAAAAAATTCCAAGCAATCGGAGGTGTTGTTCTTAAGTCTTTGATAGCCGGAATTACCGGAAAAAAGTATGACGCTATGGCTGCGGCGACTGATATTCTTAATTCATCTGGGAAAAGTGCATCTCAAGCCGGAATGGCTGCATTTAATAATGCTGGTGGTCAATCTGCAGTTAGTGCACTGAATGCAATAAGCAGACAAAAAGGTGGGGCTAACAGTGCTGGAGCAAGTTTGGGTCGGTCTGCTGCTGATGGTATTTGTTCTCAATCTGGTAACGCAAGTAGCGCTGGTAGTTCTGTTGCTAATGCAACCAAGAGCGGAGTGCAGGGAATCAGTCTTTGGAACGCCGGTTCTTCAATTATTAGTAGTTTTTTGAGCGGATTGATGTCCGGCTGGGGCCCTGTGACAAGTTTCGTTGGAAGTATTGCTGGCTGGATTGCAAGACATAAGGGGCCTATTCAATACGACCGTAAGTTACTTATACCAGCTGGTAACGCAATCATGACTGGTTTGAACGCTGGACTGGTTGATAACTTCAAGACAGTACAGAAAAACGTCAGTGGCATGGCTGGAAGTATTTTAGACGCTGCAACAAGCGTTGGTAATTTAGCAACAAATGCCATTGGCGACCCAATTAACGCTTTGAACAATAATATTGGTGGTTCGTACTCAAGCGTGATGACATTAGATCATACAAGTAAGACACAACCAGCTAATATCACAATCGGATTTGATAAACATGGTTACACTGCTTATGTTGATGACATTAACAATCAACAAGGCAAAACGGCGCTATTAAAAAGAAATAATAGTGTTCAACTATAACAGAAAGGAGGACACACATTGAGCTTATATGAATTTACAGACCTGACTGTTGGGACTTCGTCAGTTTCATTGCCAAGTGAATCTATCACGTTCAACGGTCATAAATTGGATAGTGAGTTAGTGGGCTATCAAACTCTCAACGTTGAGGGGCGGTCAAGCTTCACAAGGTCATTATCCACGGCTACTGGTTTGGCAGACGGCGACTTATTTTTATCATCACGGATAGAATCAAACAAAATTAGTGTGAAGTACATGGTTTCAGCTAAAACAAATAGCGGTTTCAATACCTTAAACGATACCTTAAACAAGTATCTACAAGGCAATGAAGTCGCTTTTAATTTTGCAGATGAACCTAATTACACAAGATATGGCACTGTAACTGCTAACAACTTGGATAATGCAGGTCAATTATCAACGACCGGTGTGTTTGAGATAACAATGTCAGATCCATACAAGTACGGCGCTACAAAGAGTGCGTCTGGTACAACGTCTATAACCGTTTCTGACACGTCTTTAAGCTTTGCACAAGGCTTTGACACTATTGTCTTAACCAATAGCTCAGACGTCTCTAAAATCGTTCTGACGGTTGATAGTTACACGTTGACATTAGTTGGCTCATTTAAAGCAGCTAATGTATACACAATCGACTACACAAAAAAGACGGTCACAGAATTTACACCAAGTACTAATGTTAAAAAGTCAGTTAATGCAACAATCGACATCAACAACAGCAATATTTTTGAAGCCAAGATTAAAAATGGCACGAAAATTGCTAGTACACAGGCAAGTTCAATTGTGTTGTCTTATCGGGTGAAAGCACTATGATTTATATTTTTGATAAAAAACAAGCAATTATAAAGGTGCTGACTAATGATGATTTCACGGCAGCACATCTAAACTTTAAAATTAACACGGCAACAACGTTTGAGTTCTCGCTACCTGCAAGCAAGGCGTTGCCAAGCGGTTCAAAGTATGTGGCGACACCGCACCCATTAAACGACAGCAAGTTTATTATGTTGCGTTTGACCGAACGTGTTGATAACACCGAAACAATCGACTATTCAGCCTATGAGTTGGCTTATCAAGAGCTGGCTACTGATGGTTATATTGAAGATAAGCGACCACGAAATCAGAGTGCATTAAATCTGATGAAAATTGCACTCGATGGTTCAAATTGGGAGCTTAACAACGTCAACGTTTCTGGCACAGCGACAACTAATTTCTATTACATTGACCGATTAAGCGCAATCAGCAAAGTTGTAGACCTGTTAGGCGGTGAGATTGTATTTTATATTGAGATACAAGGAAACGCCATCAGCGGTCGTTATATGGACTACCTAGCACGTCAGGGAGCAGATACATCAAAGGTATTTGCAAGTGGTTCAAACCTACTGACGGTTGAACGTCAAAGCGATACATCAAACATCTACACCGCTATCTTGCCACGCGGTAAGGGTAAAGAAATTGACAACGGAGACGCTGATACTCCAGACGGTTATGGTCGCAGAATTAACATTGCTGATGTTGAATGGAAGAGGTCAGCTGGTAAATCATTAGATAAGCCAAAAGGCTCAATCGTTCTATCAGACCCAGACGCTACGGCTGAATGGGGACAGATTAACGGTAATGCTAGGTTATTACTAAAAACGTATGATGATGTTGATGATGTCAATGTTTTAATCAATTCGGCATACAAAACTTTGCAATCGGTTAATCACCCACAAATTCAGTATTCGGCTACGGTTGCTGATGTTGGTGGGCTATCACTTGGCGACACAGTCTTAATCATGCACGGTGATAGAGATTTGAGCTATAAGACACGCGTGTTTGAGGTTAAGTATGACCTGTTATCACCAGACCAAACAGAGTTGTCGCTTGGTGATGATTTAAGTTCAAACAGCATCACTTCACAGATTAACAACTTGAATGCTGTTGCAGATACTACTAGTAGTCAAACGCAGTGGACGATTAACCAGATTGGTAGACCTAGCACAACGTTTGGTAACACAGAGCCTGCTAATCCCAAGGTTGGAGATGTATTTTTCAAAGAGTTGCCAGATGGTGGTACTGAAATATACCGTTGGAATGGTAATATATGGGAGTTACTCGCTTCACCGACCACCGCTGATGATATAGATAAAGCTGTTACCGACGCAGTCTCACAAGCCAAATCGCACATTGATGAAGTGAAGCAAGGTCTGTCAAGTGATATTGCAACAGCAAAGTCACAGGCAGCTTCACTAGCTAATGCAGCAGAGGCAAGCGCTAAGAGTGAAGCAGTATCTCAATTCAATCAAGCACAGAGAATCTTGTCTGATGCTAAAAAAGACTTAACAGACGGCATTGCTAAGGAAGCGTCAGAACGTAATGAAGCGGTAGCTCATGCTAATTCACAAGCACAAACTTATGCTAATCAAGCTAAGGCTGACGCACTAAACACAATAGCTAAAGAGGTCACGGACAGACAGAATGCAGTTAGTGCATTAGACACTAAAGCTCAAGGTTACGTTAATACAGCTAAAAGTGATATTAGTGACACGATTAACGCACTTAGTGTTGGAGGTAGAAACCTACTATTAAACTCAAAACTTTTATCATGGGTTGTAGGTAACAATGCAGCTGCAACGTCAACCAAAGTTTCCTATGATAGCACCACTAATATGTGGCATATAACATCACCTAAAGGCAGTTCAGTCTCCGCTGGTATATATTTTTCACAAACTAATAACCTCAGTAATTTAATTACAAAAGGACAACAATGGGCGTTTAGTTTTGATATCAAAGGAACTGGTGTCTATAGTCATTTCGGAATTGAGTGGTCATCGCCATTTAATAATCCCTCTGGAAACGTTCCAACAGATTGGACTAGAGTTTCATCGACAGGAACAGCTATTGGAACTGGAACGAAAGTAATTATCGTTTACTTTAATAGTGTTGACGTTGCTTTAGATGTATATATTAAATTACCTAAGTTAGAAACAGGTACCATACCGACTGATTGGACGCCTGCTCCTGAAGATGTTGTGCTAGACTACACAACTAAAGATAACAAAATTAAAGAAACCATCACACAGTATCAGGAAAATATCAATGGCCATGTTTCTAAATTACAAACAACCGCACAAACCGCAGTTGATGGTCTGAAAACAAAGATATCACAGACAGATTTTAACCAAAAGACTGGTGAATTATCATCAAAAATAAATGAAGCTAAAGATACTGTTGATAAGTCTTTACGCACCATTGCTGACATAAAAACAGATAATGAAAAACAAGACACTAGAATGTCTGAAATAGAACACACTGCAGAGGGGGTTAAATCTACTGTTAGTGACCTTAGCACCGCACAAGAGAAACAGTCTGGGAACATTAGTACACTAAAACAGAGAGCCGATGGTTTTGAGGCTACCGTTACTAAGGTTGATAATCTTGCTGTCGGTGGTAGAAACCTATTGCTAGGAACTAGTGATTGGACGGATAACACTAGATGGAATCAACGAGGTACAGTAACCAAAGATGTGTACAGGGGAATGGTTATTGCTTCGACAGGTGGTGCATGGTCTAGCCCAGTCTATATGATGCAAAATGCAGGGATATTACAAGTTGGAAAGACGTATACATTCTCTACCTACGTTAGAAATACCTCTGATACAGACACTAATGTAGCCCCATACTATGAAGGTGGAATTGTGACACCTATTTACACGCCTACACCGTTGCCACCCCATACAGATTGGATTAGAGTATCAATAACGTTCAAGTGTGTGAAAGACCCAACAACAAGTATAAAGACTTTGCGTTGGGAGGGGCAAAATGCCTTAACAAATGGATTTATCCAATTTGCTGGTTATAAGCTAGAAGAAGGCAATACAGCAACAGATTGGACGCCAGCTCCAGAAGATGTTCAATCTGACATCGCACAAGTGAAAGTAACCGCAGACAACATATCTAAATTTGTGCGTGATCCAAGCGGTAACATCTCGTATGACTTCCAAACAGCTTTGAGCAAAACGTCTATCATCACAGGTAGCACGTTAGCTTCAAGTATTCAGACACAGACGGCGACACAGATAAGGTCAGCACTGACTGACAACAATGGCAAGATTATTAGTTTAATCAATCAGGATAGTTCTGGTGTTCAAATTGCTGGTAAGAATTTAGATATCACAGCCGATACAACAGTTGACGGTAAGTTTTGGGCTAAGCAGGTCAACGCTGTTAAAGTCAACGCCACGAATATAACTGTTGGGACGTTGAATGGTAACCAAGTTAATATCACTAACATCAACGCTAATAACATTGTATCTGGTGCTATTTCTGGTGCTAACTTGAACATCAATCTTAATACAGGTTCAGTTGTGTTCCAGAAAGGTAGAATTAACAGCTCTGATTACACGACAGACATTAATATCGACCAAGGATATATATCGACAGCCAATGGCGATACTAGAGCGTTGTTGGCACAAGGTAAATTGCAATTAATTGCTCCAACTTTGTTTAATCCACAAACTGATCCTTATTTAGAAATATCGAATAACAGTGATATGTTCAATGGAATGTCAGCGCTGATTAAAGCAAGAACTTCTTTGACGCTTTCTATCAATGGGTATCAAAACAGAGGCAATGATACACCGCTGTCTACTGAAAAATTTGTTGGAGTAAGTATAGGTAGAAATAACAGCACGAACAATAAATTAATCCCCACTAAAATAGGCGGAGCGGAACAAGGAGTCGTTATTTCAGGGGGAGCAAATTTTACTATGAATGGTATAGGATCAGCTCCGTATATATATGTTGGTTCAGATTCATACGGCGCCAAACCAAATGGTGATAGAATCTTTGTTAACGCTAGTTATTTTCATTCAATGCCAACATATAACAGAACTAGTTCTCGTTCAGCTAACGTGGTAGTAGCAGCAGACGGTGCATTAGTTAGATCATCATCAGCGCGCAAGTACAAGCTGGATATCAAAAATAATATCCCAATAGCTGATTCATTAAAATTGATTGAAGTACCGCTATCAACTTGGATAGATAAACATGAACACGAGGAAAACGGTTCTAACGAACGTTACTTTGGTATGATTGCTGAAGATTTACGTGATGCTAGGTTAGAATACCTAGTTCAGTATGGTGATGATAACGAAGTTGAGGGAATTAACTATGACCGTGTTGCTTTATTGTTGATACCGTTAGTCAAAGAATTGAAAGAACGCATTGAAGAATTAGAAAGTGAAGGTAAATAAAATGAAACCAGATATTAATTCAGTAGTCCAAACGCTGCTACAAGAAAATGCTAACTTGACTTTGCAAGTGGCACAATACAAGTCACTTGTTGAGCAATACGAGAATCAAGCTAAAGAAGAGGAGAAATAATCATGAATATGACAGTTGGAGATTTACAATTTAGTTTCGTTGGCGGTAAGTTGACATTGAAGTACGCATCAGTTTCATTTAATGCGGGCACGTTCCCAAACAGCTTGAATGGTAATTTACAGGTGACGCCAGAAGACGGTATTAGTTTGACATCATCAGAAACTGACATCAAAGCAGCAGCTAAGAAGAAAATTCAAGCGCTTATCGCAGATGCTCCGGCGAAAACAACGGAGGTATAATATGGAATTTCCACATGATTTGTTGGGTTGGCTAAGTGTGGGGTCTATTCTTCTGGGTGGTTTGTGGTGGGTATTGAAAAATACTATTGTCAACGCAATATTTGGTTTAAGAAATGACATTGCAGGCTTGAAAGTTGAATTGCGAAAGTTTAATTCAATTACTGACAATCACGAGATCCGATTGACAAAACTAGAAACGTGGAAACACGATAAATGGGAGGAATGAAAATTGAATAAATTAAAACGATTGGTGATTGCTTCAATTGGAGCAGTTGCCTTTTTAGTTGCCACGATTTCAGGTGTATCAGCCAATACGTTGGGTATTGACGTTGCTAGTTATCAAGGCACAACCACAAGCTATTTCAGCCAGTTTAAGAGTTATGGTGATAACTTCACTATGGTTAAGCTAGGCGGACGTGGCGGTGGCGAGGGTAGCCATTATGTGAATCCTAAAGCCTACGCACAAATTCATAACGCTGATGCCGTTGGTATGCAAACTGGTGGCTATTTCTGGGGTGAATTTGGTGATTCAGTTAGTGAAGCGAGTTATCACGCACAACTAGCTGTACAAGACGCACAAAACGCAGGATTAGCTAAGGGCAGTTACATTGCACTGGATTATGAAGCGGGTGCGGGTGCTAACAAGGCTAACAACACCTCAGCTATTTTGACGTTCATGGATCAGATTTACGCTGCTGGTTATAAGCCGATGCTGTACTCTGGTTACTACTACATGAATGCTAAAGTTGACTTATCAAGAGTGAATGCACGTTATCCTAACGCTTTGTGGGTAGCTTGGTATCTAACTACTGCTAATCAAGCAACACCACCTATGCAATACTTCCCAAATATGAGCAACGTCAAGATGTGGCAGTATGCAGATAATCATTTTGGTGTTGATGGTAATGTCATGGTGGTTGGTTCATTGGATAACGATAAGCCAGCCGAGCAAACAGCTTCAAAGCCATCACAATCGACTAACACACCAAGCACACCAGCAAAGACACGATATGCAACCTTTAGTGGTGTCTACGTAGCTGATTACTGGACTAAGTACAATAACAAAACGTATGGTGTCAACATTGATATGAGTATTCCAGTGATTGATTACAACAACTATATTCCTATTTCAGCCATGACTTTGACTGATAAATACGGCAACAAGTTGAGTAATCAATATATTCAAGGTAACAACGGACGTATGGAATACTTTACTTTGAACGGTAAGTACAAGGTCATTTCACAAACAGCGACAACTATCAATGTTGAAATCGGTGGTGAGCCAGTCTCAATGATGAAGTCGTTTGCAACAATCAAATAAGGAGGGCTTATGGCTAAAACGTTAACACTAGATGTGACTAGTTTTAAGTTCGCAGATAATGAGACAGACCTAAGGTTTAGAGCATTACAAAACGGTGTGATTGTCAGCGACAATGATTTATCAGCCGCTATCAAAATTAAGCAAGTTGATGTCGGCTACCTCAAAAGTGTTTCAGCAAAATGGGTTGATAAACATATTGTTATTAGTTCTGGTGATTTGAGTGACTTGCCTGTTGGTAGTTACTTAGTAGAGTTGTGGTTAAGCAATTCAAACGGTTATGAGATTTATCCCGATTCTGGGTTCATCAAGTTGTACATCAATCAAAACGCTACCGGTATCTCTGGTAACTTGATTTCATCAATTACTTTAGGTGAATTTCAGCAACAGTTTAGTGACTTGGCCAAAAAACTCATGGATAACTTACCAGAGGGAAAAGTTGGCCCGAAAGGTGACAAGGGTGAGCAAGGTAAACAGGGTATACAAGGCGTTCAGGGTGTTCAAGGTGAACAGGGTAAACAAGGTATACAAGGTATTCAGGGAGTAGCTGGTAAAGATTTCTCGATTGCAGAAACGTTTCCGAGTGTTGCGTCAATGCGGGGTGACCATTTAACAAAGGGAGACTTTGTTATTATTTCATCAACTGTTGAAGACCCAGACAACGCAAAACTATATCTGTGGAACGGTACAGGGTTTACTTTTGTTACTGATATGTCAGGTGCTACCGGTATCAAAGGAGACACTGGTGAACAGGGTATACAAGGTAAACAAGGTGACAAGGGTGAGCAAGGTAAACAGGGTATACAAGGCATTCAGGGTGGAACAGGACCCGCTGGTAAAGACGCTGTCATAAACGTTGTTACGCAAGCAGAATACGATAAACTACCTGATAAAACTGGCGTTTACTTTATAGGAGGTTGATATGGCAACTATAAATGGCAAGGCGCTTGTCAGGGACGGTAAACCACTTGATAGAGTGTATTCAAATGGGGTGCTGGTTTATGGTAGAAACTTATTACTAAACTCAAAAACTTTATCATGGGGTGTAACTAGTAATGGCTATGCAACGTCAACCAAAGTTTCCTATGATAGCACCACTAATATGTGGCATATAACATCACCTAAAGGCAGTTCAGTCTCCGCTGGTATATATTTTTCACAAACTAATAACCTCAGTAATTTAATTACAAAAGGACAACAATGGGCGTTTAGTTTTGATATCAAAGGAACTGGTGTCTATAGTCATTTCGGAATTGAGTGGTCATCGCCATTTAATAATCCCTCTGGAAACGTTCCAACAGATTGGACTAGAGTTTCATCGACAGGAACAGCTATTGGAACTGGAACGAAAGTAATTATCGTTTACTTTAATAGTGTTGACGTTGCTTTAGATGTATATATTAAATTACCTAAGTTAGAAACAGGTACCATACCGACTGATTGGACGCCAGCACCAGAAGATTATATTTAAAGGAGATCACATGCAAGTAAATAGTATTTCAGATGTTATTATCGCAATCGCTTTGGCAGCTATTCCAATCATTGGTGGTTGGATTGGTAAAGTCATTACTGGTAATAGCAAGGCTGCAACGTTGATTAACGTTCTATCACCATTAGCAAAGGCTGCAATCGTAGCCATGCAAAAGTTAGGTGTGACGCAATATTTAGAGGGCGAAGCGAAGAAGTCTGGCGCGGTTGATATCGTCAAACAAGCGTTATCAGCGCTAGGGTTATCAGACACCGATGAAGCAATAATCAAGAACGCTATTGAAAAAGAATACGCTGTATTGATTAATGAGTTGAATCAGACGTACCCACAGATGACGGCTGAACAAGCTAAGGTAAAAGAACAAACAGAACAACAGCAAAGCGAATTGACTAAAGCTGATGAGTTAGCCAAAGCACAACAGGCATTAGCTGACGCACAAGCAAAGGTTAACGCCTTACAAAATTGAATATAATAAAAACCGCCCGACTGGATTATTTCTGGTTGGGCGGTTTTTTATTAACAATATATATACTAATAGTAATAAAACACTGTAAAAAACAAACATTATGATATATAATGGGGATTGAATAAAAAGGAGAAAGGTT